GCACATCAAAGCATTACTTAAAGTTCGCATGGATGAGCTACACCACAATTCAGTGGCATGGCAGGAATGCCGCAATCTGTTGTTTCACCTTCAAGAAAATGAAACCCCATCAACTTGACCTACAACGCGCCATCATGATGGATGCATTGTATGAGCGCAGCGGCCGTACATGCGGCACCTACACCGGACTGTGGCAGGAGTTCTGCGTGGATCTCGGCCCGAACTTCAGGGACACCGACTACGACCAGTTGCACGCTGACGTGTGCCAGGCCATGGATGACACCGGTTCAGTGATGACCGCCAAGCAAGCGCATCAGGCGATCGTCACCTGCCGCCGCCACCTGCTGGGGAAGTGGGCATGACTGCAAAGGATGCAAACAAGGCACTGATGGATTTCTTGGGCGTTGACAGCAATTCAGGAGCAATCAAAGTTGAAGTTATTGCAATGCCAAATCAGTATCCGACGGTAATTATTACTCGATTGCTGGATGATCCAACCTGGAAAACAGAAGCCCGCATGTTTGAACTTGTTCCTTACAGCAAATCACTATGAAGCGACTTCTATTGCTGCTGGCCATGCTCACCGCACCAGCGCAGGCTCGGACTGTCACGGCCACGGTCTATGACCCCTGGTATGCAGGCCGCCCCGACTACTGCACGGGTCGCGCCTACCAGCACTGGGGCATCAGCGCAGCCCATCCTTGGCTCCCCTGCGGCACCCGCGTCACCGTTACCCATCGCGGCCGCTCGCTGGTGGTGCCCATTCGGGACCGCTGTGACTGCAACTCGATCGACCTGTCAGCCGGGGCTGCCTATCGCCTTGGTGTGCCGCTGGATGGGGTAGCAAAAGTGGGGATTGAATACTGATGACTGAGCTATCACCCGCTGCTCAAGCCGTGCTGGATGCAGCCAATTTGGTGTTTGGCCAGACCGGTACTACTGCTCAAGGTATTGCCGCCGCCATTCGTGCTGCTGCCGATCAGGTGGTGCCTAAGCCGATTCGGTTACCTCGCAATAGCTACGCAGAAGGTGCATATGACCAGCGGATAAATGACCACCAGTGTCTCCTCGCCATCGCCACCGAACTGGAGGGCCATTGCTGACACCTTCACCGCCGCCAACCCTAATTACCATCATATGAACTGCCCTAAATGCAATCACGGTACGGTGTTTGTTTTGCAATCAAATACCACAAAACCGAATCATACAACACGTCAACGTGTATGCAACGATTGTAAACACAAGTGGTTTACGGTTGAACTCGAAATTGAGTCATGGGCTGTTAAATGGGAGAAGGTCAATCCAAACTTCCGGTTTGGTGGCAAACCAACCCCTTATGTCCCAGTGTCAATTGTTTATGGTGACGACAATGACTGATCTTGTTAATCATCCTCCGCATTACGCTGATCGTAAATACGAAACCATTGACGTCATTGAAGATGCTATTTCCAGTGCTCCTTCTGATGTTGTTTGCGGCTACCTTCAAGGTCAAGCCCTTAAATATCTGCTAAGAATGTGGCTGAAGGGTGCTCCACTCCAGGATGCACGCAAAGCCCAGTGGTACATCAATCGTCTCATCAACCATCTTGAACCATGAACGCACCATTTCTTTCTTGGCTTGAAAATGCTGCAATCCGTTTTTTGATTAGCAGCCCCCGCATCAGCATGGTGCATGTCAAACAACATGGCAACACGACCGTTTATGGCGTCAAGGATAGAAATGATCCCACCAACGCTGGAATTTGGGAAAACGACACTAAAGAGCCAGAATCAATGCAACTGGAACGGCTGTATCACGCACCTTCATTTGGTGAAAAAAATGATTAATCTTTACAATGGACGTGTTATTATTCAACGTAATTCTTTAGCAGAAAATTGGATCGCAAGAGTTAAATTGCCCAATTTTGAACCGGCTACGATTGATCTTGGCACACCAGATTTGCGAGCAGCGTTTATTTGTGCTCAATACAATTACTTGGCATTGTACAGCGGTAAATCAATAGAAGAAATCAGGGAATCCTATCAAGGCAAAGCCAAGTGCTGGTCTTGCATCCACTGGACACCACGGTCTGATGCATGCAGTTTTGGCTTCCCCGAGGCGCGAACCAACAAGGGTCGCTACGCTAGGAAATGCTCGCTGTATGAAGACGATGGAACGGAAAGTATTGGACCGCCTTGAGCGCGGTAAAACACGCTGGATTGAAGTGATGGAAGGCGATGACGGGATGCCATTGTATAGGGCATGCGGCAATAATGGAGCAGTTTGCCGTTATACAGTGGATTTATGGCAAGCTGAAATTTATGTTCAGTATTACTGATTAGTCCATGCAATAATTGCCTTTTCCTTGATTGCGCAATAAAAATCTTGATCTCGATACCAGTCTTTCCAATCTGTATGTTGCTTGCGGCTATTGCAACCAAGGCAACAGCTAATCAGATTTGAACGTACAGTTAAACCACCCTTTACCTTTGGGATGATATGATCCAGCGTTGCCGATCTACCCAGTTCTGCGCAACAATAGGCGCATTTCCAGTCCCACGCAAGGTGGATTTGATCACGAAACCGGAGCTTTGCTTCCTTCCTCGGAATCAGGTTCGTCCCGTCGATCTGGTGATCCATTGCAGTTGCCAGGCAAAGGGAGCAGTTCGATTTCAAGATTCAACAGATCATCATCATTGTGGATGAATTCAGTGATCTGTGCATACAGGTTGTCGCAGAGCTCGTTTGGATCCATGTCGGATCGAATCACCACTTTCGCGGCAATGTCCACCAGATACGCCTGCATGTGGGCAAAAGCCGCAGTCCCAATCGTAGCCACCACTACCCAGCAACCCATGTCCTATTCCCTCGTCATCGGCCCCTTTGACGACCATGCCAGCGCCCAGCAATGGGCGGAAAGCCATGCTCTCGACAATTACGACCTGCTTGAGTTCAACCCTTGCTCGCCGTTACGCCCAGATCGCAGTTGTAGCGACCAGTCTGAGCGTAAGTGCTATCTGGGGTGCCCGACACCAGAATGAATTTCATCTGACCAATCCGCATGCCAGGCCAGATCGGTAAATCACTGAACCGGCGGCTGTTCTTCAGTTCCATGGTCAGCCGTGACCCAAACCATCCTGGATCGCACCATCCTGCCTCGGCGTGGTCCCAGCCTTCTCGACCACGGCTTGACTTCAGGACAAACTGCGCCCCAAGGTAATTGGGAAGATTGAAAATCTCCCTGGTTTCAGCCAAGAAAAATTCTCCAGGTTTGATCCAGCAGGGGTCTTCTTTGCTGTAGTCATGAATTCCCTTGATTTCCATGTCAAGGGTGCCGGGCACCTCGATCATGATGCGTTCGCCTAGCGTCACGTCCAGTGATGCAGGATTGAGATGCGCCTCGATGTAAGGCGATACCATTTCCTTCAGTTTGCAAAGACGACGGATTTCGTGATCAGGAATCAGCATTTGTTCAAGCGATGATGCACCACCCGGTGCTGGGACCATCAACCATCCAACGGGGTTCCCAGTTGGCGTAGCTGTAGTGGAGTTTGGATCCTATGGTACTGCCGTAGGTGCCAGCGGTTAGGTTCATCTCACCCCATGGATCATTGACCCAGTAGCCTTTGGCGTCATAGCCGATGATGCACAGCCAGTGGCCGCCACCGCTTGGCGCCGTGACCGGTCCGTGATGCAGGAAACCAGCGGGGACAGGCTTGCCAGCATCAATCTGCCGCTTGACTAGATCACGGTTGCCGCCAGTCTCGAAGCGGGCCTTGATGCCGTACTTAGCCAGTGCCTTGAGTTGCACTGATGCATCGGTGGTATCGCCAATGCTGAAGACGGTTTTGATGTAGTCATCATCCGAATGGATGGCGCCTGGTTTCAGCGTCATCAGCAGCATGGCGCAACTGGAGCTGAAGCAGGTGCGGTTTGCATCGCGGTAGTTATCCCGCTGCGACTGGTATGGCGTCGCCAGTGGATTCAGTTGCTTGCCAGCTTGACTCCAGACGCTGAACCACGGACGGTTGCGACGCATGGCAACGTCATAGCCATTGACGCGAATGTCCTGCTCGAGTTCAGTGATGGCCGCAAGCTGATGTGGCAGGTTGCGATTGTTGCGAAAAAGCTGATCGAGGGTGATCGGGCTTGTATTCGTCATCGCTTAACGCGGGGCGACACAACACCGGCAATAATTTCAATCAAACGGTAAACACGCACGGCTACACGAGCAGCATTGCTTAGGGCTGCGTTGTCTTTTGGTGTCGGCGTCAGGTTGACAATTACCAGCGCGAGTCCGTGGATCGCCACTGCAAGCGCAACGTATTCAGCGATGCGGTCCATCTCAGGGGATGTGATGTGCCTCTAGCCTAGCAATACGCTGCTCGGCTGTACCAAGGCGGCCAAACAACTCACGGCGGTCGGTGCGCATGTCCTCGCGGATCGCTGTGAGTTCAGCGGCAATGTGCTCAACGCCAGCACTGAGCTTGACGATAGCGATATTGGCCCTTTCGTCTTCCGTGCCGCGAGCAGCAACCCACCGGGAGGCAGTACCACCAACACCGCCTAGGATCAGGCAAGCAAGACCAACGATCAAATTTTCGACCATGACAAACCAGTGCCGGCGCTTGCTTGCATTTTAACGACCTTGACCGCGCAAGGGTTTTCGCCCTCGACGCCGTGGTCGTGAATTTTGGCCCTGCCCTTGGCTGGTGGTTTTGGGTGGCCCAGGTTGGTGGTCAATCCGGGCAACACCGGTCTTGCTCTTTACTGCCACGGCACCCCAGCCGCCTTCG